TCGAATCCCCAACATATACCCTCATAACGATTAAAAAATCTTTTAGCTATCTTGGTGATTCTCTCCACTACTATTTGCGACATTATCCAATTCTTATTACTATGGATTGTAGTGGAAAGGAATGTGTCGCAATTAATAGTTTCGATAATCATATCATCATCGAAGATGTCAGTAACCTCTTTCAGCTGTGCCTCAAGTCTCTTGGTAATCTTCACTCCCTGCTTGTTTGTTGTAACCTCTGTTTTCATAATGCTTGCTATTTAATTGTTTGACTTCTGTTTATCTTACTACGGTTTCCTGAATCTCGTACCACTTACGAATACCAGTCTCAGACTGAATCCATATAGTATCCTCATTATGTTTGCCGAGTTTATAGTTAGGCCATTCTAACTTCATACGCTCTCTTTTTTCGATTGCTTTTGACATTGCATCTTCAAATTTAAAGAAAGCACCTGCCATCTTTACATAATCGAAAGAACCATCCTCATTCTGGTTAGAAACCTTTAAAATAAAAATCTTTGTAATCATAACGTTTTTGCCAGTTTTACCGCGTTGCCCCCGCTTTAAGTGAATAATTATTGTTTGATGTTGCAAATTTAAAAAGAATATTTGGAACCAAAAAGCATTTTCCTTATTATTCCTTATTTTTTAAATATTTTTAAAACAAAACCCCGAAAAACTCCTGATTTCTCAGGCAAAAACATAAAAATACCCGCTAACTTCACAGCCAACGGGTATCGCATAATGAATGAATTGACACAAATATAAAATGATGTTGTTTATTCTTTCTTGTTCCTATCCACCACACGCCAGTATGCCATCATACAGATATTCTTTATGTACTGACGTTCGGCAGAGGAGAAATCGCTGCTCAGTTGCTTGCAGATAATCAGCTTGTACGCCTTGATGATGTTCTCCACATCGAACACCTCCTTTTCAATCAATCGCTGGATAGGTGCACGCTGTAACCTCAGCCCTGCCTCCACCGCTTGGTAACTCAAATCCGTATGGTGCTTACGCTCCATAGCAATCTGTATATCTAACTCCTCCTTAAACTGCTTACTATCCAGTAGCTGCTCTACGGTCATACCCTGCAACTCCAAAGGCTTTACGAGCATACGCTTAATCTTTTTATACCACTTGAGGATAAACTGCATTACAGCAAGTTTAATCCTGATAACTCTTTTCTTCATAATCTCTATAATTTTGGTTTTCTACGAATCTGTATATATCCCCTACGCTCCGTCTCCTCCAATAGTGCCCAATCCTCAGGCTTTACCTCTACGGGTTTGCAGGTTTCTCCATTCAGGGTAATGCAGTGAGGAAAACCAAAGCGTTTCTCGATACGCTCCATTTCCTCATAACTGCATTGATAGTAGATGTATATATCCATCAGAACGGCAGAGCCTCCTTTTTCTCTTGATATGGTGCAGTGGGGTCGCCTTCCTCAAAATCTGAGAAATAGCTTAGACTGCTGTTAAACTTTACCTTTTCCTTAGCCAATCCTATGTTACGACCTTTGGCAATAGTGATGGTGGCTGTCTCATTCTTGAGGTTAGGGCGATTGATGAGCACGCCCATATCGCACGCCTCCTCAATCTGTCCTGAGCCTCGCATCTGATTCAGTCGTGGCTCGCCCTTATCTTTGTCGGCTCTGTTAAGCTGACTGAGGGCACAGATAGCAAGCCCCTCCTCGACAGCGAGGCGTTTCAAATCTCTTGCCATATCTCCCAGCGTTGCCTCTCGGTTATCATTTGAGCCATTGACAAGAATCTGCAAGTAGTCGATGAATACCACCTTAATGCCGTACTTCTTCTTGAGCCTCTTGATACTCTTGCACATCTGCGAAAAGTTAGTCTTGCTATCCTCATCGAAATATATCGGCAGATTCTTCATTGCCAGCGTACCATCATATACCTTTTGATACTCCGAGGGATTCAACTTGGCATAGAGCGTTGTGCTGGCAGACACACTTGTGCATCGTGCCGACATACGGGCTACAAGCTGCTTGGCTGTCATCTCCATCGAGTAGTAGGCATTGGGCACTCCCTCGGCAGCCATATTGTATGATATCGTACTGGCGAGGGTGCTCTTACCCATAGATGTACCGCCAGCAAATATTATCAGGTCGCCCTCGTGCCAGCCGTAATGAGAATCAAAGATATGCAAGCCCGTCATAATACCTTTCTCGCCCTTGTCATTCATTCTGTCGGCTACATCATTCATCAGGGTACCGACCACCTCCCCAAATGACTGTACTTTTTCTCCCGCATCATTGGCTACCACCTTATCGAACTCATTAGCCACCTTAGACACCTCATCTATGGTAATAGCTGGGTTGGTAATCATCGTCTCGGCTTTCATCAGTAGGGCAGCCATTCTCCTGCGTACAGACAAATCGCTCAGGAACTCTATCTTTTGCTTAGTGATGGAGTAATCGCCTGAACCCTCAAGAATAAAACGCTTAAAGTTGACGTTCTGCTTATCCAGTATGCCGGCTATCTCTACCATATCAGGCAACTTGCCCTCATCTGCCAAATTCTTTATTATCTCATAGGTCTTGACACACTCATAATCATTGAATAGGTCTTTGCTGAGGAACTCTGCCAGCGTATCATACAGATACGGGTTAAAGAGTATGGCACTGAGTACCTGCACCTCAGCCTGAGTGCTGTGTAGTCTGCTTATATCCTTTGCATTCATAGTTCGTCCTCCTCATTAGGTAACATTGATTTGATAACTTGAGCGATATCCGACTTGCGGTATTTATATATCTCGCTATGAATCTCAGAGAGGGCGTTGGTAACATCTTCGATGTGTCCGCCCTTTATAAGCTGCATATAGTCCTCAAAGGATAGGGGCAGGGCTGTGTTCTCTATCTCAGGATAGTTGTTACGAATCCAAGCCTTGAACTTCGTCTTTTGCTCACTCTCTCCCTCTACCTTATCATAGAATCGTATAAGACCAGTATTGGTAAAATCGTCCTCCCACGTCCTCTGATTGAGGTATGTAGATGGGTGCTTTATGTTACGTCTGCATCGAGCGCAATCGGATAGATATTCGGGCAGCTTGTCATAGGCTGCTTTCTTATCTTTTACTGATAGTTTATTCCAAGACCTTTCTGCTTGCTGCTTTGACTTCTTGAGTGGGTACACTTTATAGAACTCGTCAAAGGTTATTCCCTCTTGTGTGTCGAGTGTTTCGTCAGAAACGCTCTTTATATTCTTTGTTTCTTTAATAGTATTAGTAGTAGGATTAATATTATTAAGACTACTATTATTTCTATTTATATTATCGTTGAGGTTTTCCACGTTTAGAAAACCTGAACGTGGTGCATCATCTTTGCTATCGTAGAAATCATAGATGCAGCCTACGTACTTACCTTTCTCTTTTACCCTCTCACGTGTGCAATAACCAGCGTCAATCAACTCCTTAATGGCATTGTTGATGGCGGTATAATTCTCCTTACTGATAGCACAGATACCTTTCAGTGTAAAATCCCAATTATCAGGCAACGACATAACCAGCGCATACAGCCCTTTTGCTTTCAGACTGACATCTTTCTCTCTCATTATCTCGTTGCTGATGGTAACGAACTTCTCGCTCTTATGGCGAATGATTCTACCTACGCTCATAGTGTACCTCCTTTCTCAAACTTCTTGAGTAGATTAGCCATCATTACGTGCTGGTCGAGCAAATCCGTGAGGTACTTCTTATCCTCAGGAGATAGGTTATCAAGATTCTGCTGTATGAGAACATTAGAGGCATTCGCATTCGTCTCGTACAAATCTGCTACCGAATACCAGTCCTCAAGGAACTCCTGAACTGCCTCTGCATTCTCTATGCAGGCATTTAATTCTTTCTTAATTTCTTCTTTCATAACTGAACTTATTTAGACATTAAAAATATACGCCAAAGGTGCTGTCAGGTTCTGTTCAGTGGAAACCTTGTGGGCATTACTGCTACCACACACCTTAGGCGTAAGACCTATTATAACCCTAAAAATCGACCACAAAAAATGCTGGATTAAACCAGCGTTCTCGTGACGCTGAACAGATTTGACGTTGCAAATATAAAAAGATAAATTCATATTGCCTCTATTTGTGCCGATTTTTTAATCTTTTTTAAAAACTGCCCCACCAACGATATAAGACCAGTATCACTGGCGGGGCTGACTTCAAACTCATTACTCAACTTTCCTAAAATATGGCTTCTAAGATGTCAAAGCGGTGGCAAAGATATAAAGATTTTCCTTATGTTGTACTTTCATACCTTATCTTTTAACGTAAATTAGAAAAACGTTTGCTCCTTGCACTTATACTCACATTTACCAGTCTGCTCCAAGATATCTGCCTTAACCAAATCCTTGAGGCAGTTATACATCGTTGGTATGGTCGTGCCCATCGCTCCCGACACCTCGGAGTAATCAAGCTGTACCTTATCCTTACCCTTGTTGCTATTCTGCCAAATAAGGGCATACAGCACCAACTTGTTACCACTCAAACCCAACTGGCTAACCTGCCAGCCCTCGATACAAATAATCCTTTTCTTCATAATCGTTTTATAATTAAGTTATTTCTCTAAATAATCCTCTACAACAGCACGAAACTCCTCAAAGGAATAACATACCACGTACTTCGATTTGTACTCCTTACAAGCCTCCTGAAACGTCTTTTGGTTATCACTCTGCCTGCCTCCGGCTTTCTTCATCTCTATGCAAAGACTGGCATACCCGTGACGAGGCAAAAGGAGAATCAAATCCGCTACTCCTGAAAGTGCACCCTCGTCTCTCAAGTTCTTGGCAGTCCAAGCGTTACGTGCACCACCATTAGGCACAGAAAAGAACACTCGGCTCGCATCAGGGTATCGCTGACGAAACCAGCCCACGCACTGAATCTGAATCTGTCGCTCGCTTAGTGGTTTCATAACTCTTTCAGAATTACGTTAAACATTCTACGATGGGGCAGGCTTGCGCCTCGTACCATCTCTTTCATCTGCTCGACTTCCTCATCGTTCAGATAGATTTCATTCTCTCCCGTAATCGGGTGCTTTCCTACTCTCATAATCTTAGTTATTTTTGTTTTATTTTCGATTTAAGCGGTTTTTACTCCGCCACCTTATAACTTTACCATTTCAGACCTGAACGCCCGCCAAAGCAGCTTAAAACAAGTTTTCGGGCTATTTACCACCAAACAAGTGCACTGCTGCGCCAAATATCAGGTCGCTCTCCTTGACTTTATGCTCCTCTACGCCATCATCAGTGCCAGTGACACCATCGCTGATGGTTTTCTTCGTCTGAATCAGTTCATACATATATTCGTCTATCGTCTCACGCCCCAAGAGGTACACGCAATTAACAGCGTTCTTCTGTCCATTGCGATGTGCTCTGTCCTCAGCCTGACAGCAGGCAGCATACGTGAACGGGAACTCTACAAACAGCACATTGCTTGCAGCCGTAAGAGTTAAGCCTACACCTCCACTCTGATAGTTCAGGATTATAAGCCTCGTCTTTTCGTCCTCTTGGAACTTATCAACGGCATACTGCTTTTGCTCTGCGTTCTCAGCTCCAGTTACGACCACAGCATCACGGAACTCCGATTTAAGATACTCCACGACCTCACGGAGATAGCAGAACACTATCAACTTCTGCCCCTGCTCTCCGTCTATGACATTATGGATAACATCAACAGCACCCTTGACCTTTCCGCGTGCGGAAATCTGTTTGAGCACTCCCATCTTAACCATAATAGCACCCCTGATGGTTCGCTGTATCTTCTCATCGTCTGCGTCCTGATACTTCTTGAGGTAGTCGATAATATCACGCTCAGCCTCTTTGTATTCCTTACGGTTGTCTATATCAGTAACGAGGTAGCTGCGTGTCTTATCGGGCAACTGGGTAAGCACATCTTTCTTGAGCCTGCGGACAAAGCAGTTCTTACGGAGCAGGTAGTTGAGTTCTTTCAAGTGGCTTGCCTTATGCTCGCCAGCGCAATACCTCGCCATAAACTTAGTGTACCCGCCAAAGTCCTCCAAGCGATTCATTATGTTTAGCTGCTGTATCAGGTCGATGTTGTTATTCACTACTGGTGTACCCGTCAGTTCCAGTATATACTCCTTACCCATCGCAATGCCCTGAACAAACTTAGCCTGCTGGGTGCTGTTGTTCTTGCACTTGTGGCTCTCATCTATTATTATCGTCCTAAACATATCCTTACGCTCGTCAAACTCCACACTCTTGAGGGTAAATCTTCCCTCTCTCTTGATACGCTGTACAAAGAACTTTCTCAGGCTCTCATAATTCACGATGAACACCTCAGCGAGTGGTCGCCCATCTCTACGATGTACCTGCCAACACTTATGCCACGTCAGTCTGTTCCTATCATCAAGGATAACTGCATTGATACCTCCGAATTTGCGTAACTCCCTTTGCCAGTTTATCTTGAGCGATGCAGGACACACCACCAAAGCAGGAAATGCCTTTGTCGCTGTCAGCAATCCGATTGCCTCTATGGTCTTACCTAATCCCTGCTCATCTCCGAGAATGCAGCGTTTCTTTTCCAGTGCGTAGGCGATTCCCTCTTTCTGATATTCGTATGGCTCAATCAAGAGGTTATGGGGAATATTCAGTGTCGGCACTGGCAACGGCTCATACGTCTGCACTGGCTCTTTATCCTCTAACCAATAGATGCGTGAGCAGAACTTATGAGCCTCCGCCCACGCACCCATCTTTTGGAGATATACTACATCATTCTTTGACACCTCCCAAAACTTACCATCGCTGCGGTACTTGGCAGAGGGTATTCTGCGTACACACTTAACCAGCATTGGGTGATACTGGAAAGCTACCTTATAGCAGTTAGGTGTCAGGGTGTAGTACATCGGTGCAATCATAATCAGGCTGCCTTAGTTT